CGCGAGAAGGCGAATCAACCAATAATCCGGCGGGCGCTTATAGTCCAATATTGACAGCACCAACCCCGACCACCGCCACAGCAAAAGACGGAACATTGTTTTATTTGCAGCCAGAATTATCCAATCAGCAACCCGGATCGACGGTGATCACAAATATGAACCGTGGCGACCGGATAAAATCGATAAAACAGACCGCGCCCCATGAAGATTACGAGGCGTTCGTAAATTTCCTTTCCGAAACCCTGGCCGGTTCGAATAACCAACCCGGTTCGATCTCAAAAATGCGTTTCCAGGATTCATTTTCCGCGCAAAAAGGCGAAACGCTCCTTTATTGGGACACCGTCGTCCTCCCGGAAATAGACGAGTTCGCGTCCGATTTTAACAATCCTCACCGCGAGGCCTGGTTATCGGAGGAGATCGCCGCCGGTAGAATCCAGGCCCCCGGCTGGAGCGATCCGATCAAGCGTCAGGCCTGGTTGTCGTGCAGGTGGCTCGGCGTTGTCATGCCGGATGATATAAGCAAGACAATGAAAGCGACAATAGAGGCGGCCCGCTATAATCTTATTTCCCTTTCCGACGCCGCCCTGAAGCATAACGGAAGCGATATAAAAACCAATGCCGCAAAAAACGCCAGGGATTTTCCAGAAATAACACCCGATCCACATCAGGACACCGGAAACGAACCGATTGACGAAGATCAGGCGAAACAAATAATTGAGGATGAAAAAGATTGATGGATGACACCGCCGGAATCATAGAGATAAAAACCATTGTCCTCGGAATCGCAAAAACAACCGAGGATCTGAAATTACAGATGGCGGCGTTCGATGCAAAACTTGACGAAAACGCCGTCAGAATAGCGCAATACGGCGAACGGTTGAGCAATCATAAAAGACTGATCGACAAACTCGAAGAGGAAGCAAAAATCAGAGACAACAATCTATACAATAAAATCAGAGAAACGAAACGCGAGACGGTGGCGGAGGCGATTACGAAGATCAAAAACTGGGTTTTGATCTCCATCGTTAGCGGACTCGTGGCGATAATGCTTTCCATCGTTACTCATTTTATCAAACAGTAAAAAAAAGATTGACAGGTATTAAAAAAAGGATATATGAGACATAATGCTGAATAAAATCATCATAGAAGGCGTCATCGGGTGGGACGTTACCCCGTCAGACGTGCGCCGCCAACTAAACCGCTTCGCCGGCAAGGATGTCTTAATCGAAATAAATTCTCCCGGCGGGTTTATCGATGACGGCATCCAGATTTTTAACGACATATCGAAACATGACGGCAAAACCGAAACCCGGATCACCTCCCTGGCGGCGTCGATGGGCTCATACATTGCCCTTGCAGGTGATAAACGATCAGCGGACAGCAACGCCACATATATGATCCATAATGCGCTGGCTCTTATGTATGGCAATCATCACGATTTCCGCCACGGGGCCAATATTTTAGAGGGTCTATCAAATATAATTGCCACGGAATATGTCAACGTAACGGGTAAAACACCGGAAGAAATTCACAAATTAATGGATGCGGAAAGTTATTTTTTCGGCGAAGAAATCAAAACAGCCGGTTTCGTTGACGAAATCATTGAATCAAAAAATAAAAAATCGGACCCAGCACAGGCGGTGGCAATGGCCCGCTATAATTTCGCCGAGGCGATGAAAATTGTAAAAAGCAATCACGAACCGGAGCAGAACATTTTCCGCGCCGCCGCAATGGCCGGGTTAAATATCAGATCAAACATCAAAAACAAGGAATTAAAACAACCACAGGAGCATAAAAATATGAGTTTATCAGAACTACTCGCGGCCAATCCATCCGCAAAAATCGAATATGACGCCGCGTTATCGCAGGCAAAAAAAGAGGGAATGGAGGACGAAAAAAAAGCGTCAGCCGCCCGCGTCGATTCAGTCAAAACCTATATGACCAAAGAATCGTTGGAAAAATATCCAGAATCTATTGATTTAATCATGGATGTAATTTCGGGCGAAGGCAAGGTGTCAGCGATAACCTCAATGCTTGCGATGGTTGACAGAATCAATCAGAAATCGGCGTCATTACTTGCACAAAGCGAAACCGGCAAACAGGGACACACTCCCGGACAGCAGGCAGGCGGAACCGGAATTTCAGAGACCGGCGATGTCCTGGATGAAAAAGGAATGCAGGCGGTCGTTGATCGTCTCAAGGGGGTATAAATTAAATGGCAGTTCAAACCAGATCAGACATAGATTCAAAAAAATTCTTTTTGGGCCGCCAGGGCGGCGTGACCAAAATGAAAGAGGTCATTGCCCAGGACGCCGGGCGCGGAACACCCCTCGCACAGTTTACGCTCATGGCGAAGGTGGCCGCTTCGGGAAAATGGACGCCATTCATAAACGCGGCGGCGACCGATGGAACCGCGATCCCACAGGGAATCTATACAGGCGACGAAATAACAGCCGCCGCACTCGTGGCCGGTGATATACCCGATTGCATGATCCTTGTATACGACATGGAATTTGACGAATCGATGCTCGTTATAGAAAACAGCAAAACCCTCGACACCGTTGTAACGGTCGGCACTACCGATCTGCGAAGCGTCCGGGATCATCTTCTCAATCATAAGCTGTTACCGCGATTGACCAACACCTCAACCGCGCAGGAAAACACATAATTAAAGGAGCCAAATTAAAATGCCTACAGCACCCAACCCTACAGATCAATTTTCGCGGGTATTTCAGCCGCTTTTCGATGAGCGAAATTTTGTTTCAGTCGATAAATCCTGGATGTCTTTTTTCGGCATTCCGGAAAATGGCGGCGTAACGAATTTTCTTGAAAACACCCTGGACATTCAGATCCCGATCATAAGATCCGGCGATGAACTCCCGGCACAGACGATTTTTCGCGGTTCGCAGACGACAAACGACAGCAACATAAATACCGAAGGGCTTTATACGAAATTGGCCCGCCGGATCGGACTCGTCGAAGAACCCGGCTTTATGGATTCATCTCTGAATTACGAGCAGACCGTAACGGAAACCGACACAAACCCCAAAACCGTTAAAGAGCGAATGCAGGAACGCGCCGCCAATATCATCAAAGAATTGAGCCGTCGCCACATCCGATCACATAACTGGTTCGCCAGATATGCGATGCTTGACGGGGCTCAACCAACAATCCTCGGATCGTCCGATGCGAATCTGAAATATGATTTCCTGCGAAATTCAGGAAACACGCTCACAGCAGGAACCGGATGGAATCAGGTCGGAGCCACCCCGCTCACGGACGTTGATACTTTATGTGATGCCGTTGAAGATAACGGCAACGTCGTTCCCGATATTGCAATATTCGCCTCTGACGTTTACGCCGCTTTCCGCGCAAACGCAAGCGTCAAGGACGCAAACGACAGGAATTTTGACAGAACCGTCGCCTTCATGGACGTGCGAGAAAATCGATATGAGGCTCCCAATACGGCAATGCACCGCCGGATGGTTGCTAACGGTTTCACGGTTCGCGGTTTTTTTATAACCGATAAAGGGCGAAAACTTTATGTCTACACCCTGGAAAAAACCATAGTGGATAATTTCACAAGCCCCCCGACCGCAACAAAAACGCCGTCGATGCCTCTTGGAGTTGCCCTTTTCGTATGGAGCGGTGCAAGATTCGACCGAACATTCGGCCCCCTTGACCGCGATCCAATAGAAAACTGGGAACGCGCCAGGTATCAGGATAAATTCGGATTTCCGATGACAAAGAATTTTCTTCCTCCTGAAGACGTGGGCGGCGGCGTTATCGATCCGCGCATGTTTTTCGCATACATAGACTGGAGCCAGTCAACGGCGAAGGGAACCAAAATAATCACGCAATCCAGCGCGATATACTCAACCACACACACCGACGCAATCGGAAGATTGAACGGTCTGATCACATAAGGAGAGGATTGAATGATTTTTTCAGGCAAAGGAGTTTTAATGGCGAAGAGCGGAAAAAAAATCCGCTCCGGCCAACCCGTAAGCAAATCCGACGTGGACGAAAAGACATGGGATTATCTGCTAAAAAATAAACAGATTTCCGAACCGATCCGAACCGTGGAGCCGGAAGAGGAAGAGGAAGAGGAAGAGGAAGAGGTGGAACCGGAACCCGTAGAGGCTGAATCTGAAGCTGAATCGGTCACTCATACCCATAAGCACACCCACAAGGGAGGCGGTAAAAAATGATCCATAACCCGGTAGAAATTCCGGCAGGTATGCGCGTATATTCAGGGCGGCGGCGATTCGTCGATAAAGCCCCGAAGGCCCTGGTCGATAAATTGATCACGGATCGCCTGATTTCAAAATCGGAGAGCAGGCAGGCGAAATCAAAACCGGTTGAAAAAAAGCAGCCCGTTCTTTCGCTTTCCGAAAACGAACCAATAAAGGACGAAAAATCAGGTAAAAAATAGTGGGAAATCTGCGGATAGAGGCTGAATCTGATCTCGGCGAAATGTTAGAATCCGATTTCGGGCAACAAATATTTTTCAAATCCCCCAACACCGGAAACACATTCGACGTGCAGGGAAGATTCGACCTCTATCCGAGCAGAGAGAACCCGGACACCGGACAGATGATCATCATTGCGAATGCGTCCGTATCGGTTCGCGCCTCAACGATGCCGGAGATCCCGAAGGCGGGCGAAAAATGGGCGATAAGAGCGCAACCGACGCCGGTTGAAAATGCGCCGTTTGAAGATTTTGTAATGACTCCAGACCAGGCACCGGAAGAGGCGACAAGGATGGGCTGGATAACGATATTTTTGCAGAGGATTGAGCAATCATAATGCCGATGAATTTCATACAGGTCATTAATGACGCCGTGGCGTTATTGCAGGCGAACGAAAATGGTCAATACCGCGCCCTGGGTTATCAGGTTCTTTCCGATACCCCCGACGAGGCATTCATCGAAGGCGATGACACATTTCTTGGAACCGTCCGAATATTCCACAAAGCATCTGACTTTCCGGCGAAATCGGGGAGTCGAAACGGCCCGGTAAATAATGAAGTAAAAATAGCTCTTGAGTTCAAAACAGCGGCGAAGGCGAAGGGAGACATGACCGTATTGAGCGACGAGTCAGCACTTCCTGCCGATGTAATTACAGCACTCGCCGCCGTGCAGAATGCAGAATTGATCGCAAACGGAAAAATGGATAATCTATTTTCCACGGTCTATAATATCATAATGGATTTGCGGAACAAAAAACTCGGTTCTTCTATAAATATAGGGAGCCGGTGGATCTCGCAATACGCAAAAGATGATCCGGTAAGATTCGGCGCGATCGTGGCGTTGACGGCGGGCGCAACAATTACAGCACTCGTCCCGGAGCAATTATCCGGCGCACCGACCCCGGCGCAACCGACAGAAAAAACATACGATACAGATACAGTTTCAACTTACGACGACACCGGCGCGGACGTTACGAACGCAGGCGTCAAGGTGACAAATTAAGGAGCAATAAAAAATGGCGCAAGAATCAGCAGCAACCACAGTCCAGCACAAACAGACGCAATACGCGGTCACAGCCCAGGTGACACCGAGCAAGATTGCAATAATCGGAACTTTCGATCCGCTTAAAACAACCCTCCCGACAGAGGAAGAGATTCAGGTATTTTCCCCTGAAGACGTGGGCGATAAGGCCGGTTTTGGCTTCATGGCTCACCGCCTCGCCCTTGCATCTTTTCGCGGCGCGAACTCTTCGCTTCCTACATTCATGGTTTTCCAGGATGAGGCGGTCGCGGCGGTAGCGGCGGCAGGGACCACGACATTTTCAGGCACAACCACAGCCGCCGGAACGGTCCATCAGTATATTGGCGATATTTATATTCCTGTAACTATTCCATCCGGCTCAACCGCCGCCGAAGTGGCAACCGCCGTTGTTGCGGCAGTAGAGGCACAACTTGACGCGGTAGGCGTCCCGGTCGATTCAGCGGTCGACGGTGTTGTTCCCGAAGAAATAGACTGGACGGCGAAAACCAAAGGGCCATGGGGCAACGGGATCGTAATTGATTACAATCTCGGAGCGGGCCAGGAGTTTCCGCCAAACCTCGACGCGGTTGTCGTCGATATGGCCGGCGGAACCGGCGTCCCTGATATTTCGACCGCCCTCGATGCCCTCGGAACCGGAGACAATCAGAACAGCAACGGATACACCGAGCTGATACACGGATACGGAATTGACACCGCAACCCTGGACGCAATCTCACAATATAACGGCGAAGGATCGGAGGCGGTCGGGAACTATGCGAAAACCGTCCACCGGCCTTTCGTCGGATCGCTGAAAGGCGACACCGCCGCCGGTTCGGCAGGATTGACGGCGGTCATTGCTTTGGGCGACGGGCGAAAAGCACTCGATAGAACAAACGGAATAATTTCGTGCCCCGGTTCCCCGAACCACCCGGACGAAATCGGCGCTTATGTCCAATCAAAGATCGCGCTCAAGGGAAACGAACGGGCGACGGCAAGCACGATTGACATGGAGCTCCCCTGGATAATCCCAGGAGCCCAGGCCGACAGATGGACCGACCAGAAAACAAATCGTGATCTCGCGGTCCAGGCAGGCGTCAGCCCGTCTCAATATAAAGGCGGCGTCATGGTTGCGCTCAATCTTATGACGTTCTACCACCCGGCAAATATCCCCTATACCTCCAATAGCTATAAGGATATGAGGAGTATAAGAATAATCAGAAATCAGCTTGAGGCACTTTTCGCCCTTCTGAATGGCCCGGCATACAATGACAGGACGATTGTCGAGGACATAACAAAAACGACCGAAACAACCGCGATCGATGTAAACGAGGTTCGCGGCGACCTGATCGCCCTGGCGTATGAAATGGAACGCCTTGCATGGATATACGAAGCGGCGTTCACGGTTGAAAGACTGAAAGACGATAACGCGGTATTGTTAAAAGTCGATATTTCCGGTTTTGACATAACATTCCCGACAATAATTTCCGGCGAATTGAGAAATACAGATACAATCCTTGAAACAGATGTAAGCATAGCGGTTTTGAGATAATCTAAAAAAGGAGCAATAAAAAATGCCAGTAGCAGGTAGTGTAGAATCAGTAACGGTAGCGGGATTATCTCTCGACGTGATCGGCGAATCAGCCGGAAAATTTCCGGTCGGAGATTTTGAGAAAGAAGGAATTGCCACATCCGGCGCGACGATTATCAAATTCAAGAGAAAGGTTCGCACGATTGAGGGTCTTGAATTTTCCGTCACGCCATCAGAGGCGGAACTGGTCCAGGCGATTTCAAACAGAAAGATCGCCTATAATGCCACGTTTGCCCTTGTCGATGGTAGTATTTACCAGGGTCCATGTTTTATCGAAACAAAAGAACGGGATTCGATGGAAGGGAAAATGCAGATCGATTTCATACCGAGCCTGAAATCCGCATGGACCCAGATTAATAAAACATAAGCGAGTTTATAAATGAAATTACAGAAACAGCAAAAAAAAACCGAAAGCGTCATCAGCGAAGAAAATGCGATGGCCGAAGTGTATGAATATCTTGACGATTACAGGATCATTATTGAGGATTTCGGAAAAGAGGAGCGCCCCGCTTACGAGGGGGCAATCAAGAAAATCATTCGCGGCGTCATGGATGGCGTGATCCGATTCGAGACGCACGAAAACGGCGATAAGTATTTTACTCAGAAGCTGTCAAACGGCGAAATTCTGGAATACAAAAACCAGAAATCGGTTGCAAAAATGGCAATGGCGAAGGCGGGCGAAGACGCAAACCAGCGCCTCCATTATTTTGCGATGTCCATGTGCAATATGCCAGCTTCTTTTACCATTCCCAATCGGGATGAATCGCTTGCGGGGTCGATTGCTCTCATCCTTTTCTCTTAGTCCCACACGTCAAGATGATGTTGTGGGACCTGGTAATTTCGCGGGGAATGGACCCGGACGTTGCAGAAAATTTATCAATTCAGAGAATGATTTTCTATCATGAAGGTTCTGAATATTATAAAAAACTTGAGACAAACGAGAGGAACAAAGCCTTAAACGAAGCGATGGGCGGATAAAAAAAATGGCATACGACGCGGCGGTAACAACTGCATTTAAGGCGGCGGATCTCGGTATGACTTCGCTGGTTAAAAAGCTGACCGCGTATCAGAGGAGATTCGGCGATACGTCAACCCAGGCTTTTCGTAAGGCATCGGCAGCAGCCCGGAGCCATAACGCCGTAATGAAGGGCATTGTCGCAGGCGGTGCGGCGTTAGGCGGAATTGGATTATTGACGCAGGGAGTTCACGCCGTAACAACCGAATTTGTTGGTTTTGATGACGCGATCATGGGGGCCGCCGCAAGATTTAAGGACGTGGGCCCAGGTGCGGCAGATTTTAACGATAAGCTCGCATTGCTGAAAAAGCGGGCAAGGGATGCCGGAGCCACAACCGAATTTACCGCAACACAGGCGGCGAGCGCCCTTGATTTTCTGGCCCGTGCCGGTTTTAATTCAACCGAGGCGATGGATGGGCTTCAGACAATGATCAATCTGTCAACGGCATCGGGCGAAGATTTCAGCCGCGTTGCCGATATGTCTTCCGACCTTCTTGGTGCGTTCGGGCTCGCAACCGAGGACTCGACGCAGAAAATAAAAAACCTGACAAGGCTCAATGACGTATTGACGAAATCTGCGAACAGCGCAAACGTAACAATAGAAAGCCAGTTTGAAACGATGAAGGTGGCCGCGCCGATCTTTTCAATATTCGGTGACAATCTCGATCAGGTGGCGGCGATAACGGCGGCAATGGGAAACGCCGGGATCAAGGGCGGCGAAGGCGCAACCGCTCTGAAAAATGCAATATTAAGACTTGCGGCCCCGACACCAAAGGCCGCCGCCGCAATGAAAACGCTCGGCCTCTCGATGGACGAAATATCAACCATAGGGGCGGACGGCAAGCGAAACATGCGACCGATGATTGAGATATTAAAAGCGATGGGTCCGAAATTATCAAAACTCGGAACCACAGATCAGGCCGCCGTCCTTGACAAAATATTCGGAAAAAGAGCAATCGCCGCCAATGCGAATTTAATTAAGGTTATTACATCGGTTGAGGATTTTGAAAAGACTTTGAAAAATTCCGGCGGCACGGCGGCACAGACAGCCGACCTTATGCGCGAATCGCTCGGCAATCAAATTAAAACTCTTCAGTCGGCGGCCTTTGAATTAGGATTTCAATTCCTTGAGGCATTTCAGGGTGAGGGTAAAACCGGAATACAATCAATGACGGCGGCCTTGAGGGAATTTGATATAGGGCCAGTGGTTAATAGTGTAAAAGCCGCCGTGGCGGTATTGAAAATATTGTGGGCCATATTTTCGCCCTTCGCGCCGCTTCTCCCTTATGTAGTGGTAGGGATGAAGGCTTACAATGTAGCTCTTATCGTCCATAATTCTTTAATGAAAGGCGGTATGCTTTCAAATATGATCAGAATGATCGCCATATTTACAAAAAAGGTTGCGGTGGATGGATTCGCTACCGCCTCACAGTGGGCGCTTAATGCGGCATTCGCGGCAAATCCCGCGTTATGGGTCGTCATTGGAATAATGGCTTTAATCGCCGCCGGTATTTTGCTTTATAAAAACTGGGATCTCGTAAAACAAAAATTCATGGAATGGACGGCCATTTTTGACAATCCGGTGTTTGCTATATTCGCGGCGATATTCGCTCCGCTCATCACGATCCCGATCCTGATCGCCAGGAACTGGGACACCGTGATCAGAACTCTGAAAATTGCCGTTAACTGGTTCACGAAATTATTAGGGTTCGGCGCGGTTTTCGATATTGCCAAAAAAGTCACCGGTTCAACCCCCGGAACACCGAAGGCGAAGGAAGACGAAGCAGGAAAAGAACTCGCCAGGGCCCGCGCACAATCGCAGACGCTTAATGGACGCCTTGACGTAAATTTTTCAAACGCTCCAAAGGGCACGACCGCCACGCCGCGCCCCGGTAGAAATCTTGAATTAAATACGGGGTTTAATTGATGCCGAGCTACGGAACATCAAAAAACATAACGCTTGATGAGCTGGAAATGTATCTGCTGATCCCGTCGTGGGATATGCGAACAATCCCATTTATAACGCTCATCAGCCCGGAGTTTTCGATTTTCATGGCTGACTGGATCGGCGACGACAGGACCACAAATAAAAAAGTGGCGGTTTACGATTATCCGAATCGAAACGACACCGCAACCCTGGACCTCGGAAAGTCAGGAACGTCTTTCCCTTTACGAATATTTTTCCACGGCCACGCCGCCGATATTGACGCCAGGGATTTCGAGGATGCGTTAAATGAGTCCGGGAAATGGGAGATCATTCATCCGGTCGTGGGATACATCAGGGCGCAACCGCTATCATTTACGGTTAAGGACAATCCGACAGAATCCGGCGGCGTCTACGAAATACAGACGGAATTTTTAGAATCCATCGACGTTGAAGAATTGACGCTTGGCAGTGGTTTCAATCTCCTGGCCTCAATATTTGACGCCCTCGCCGTCCTTGCACATATCGCCGCCCTTGCCGTGACGATAGCACTCGCCGTTCAATCGGCATACAGAGAGGTTCAGGCCCTACGTTCCACATTCACAAAATCGAAGGCAACAATTCAACAGCGTCTTGCTTCGCTCGCACAGACAAGCGGCGAAATCCTGGCCTCATTCAATGCGAAAATAAACGAGATCGAAACCGCCCTTGACAATACGGTGATCGACATATCGCAGGTGGGATCTGCAATTCAACAGGCGATCGCGCTCCCTGCGAACATCTCGACAGATTTCAATACCCGCTTTCAGACATATAAAAAAATGACAGACGATATTTTCAATCTTGCCCCGGAAGGAACGGAACCGGAGGATCGAAATATCGTTCTTGTTCAGGAACTTGTTCTTTCGTCGATCATGATCACCAATGCGACAATCGGAACATCAAGCAAATTCAGGACGCGGCAGGAGGCGATAAACGCGGCGAATGCAATCAGGGAACAATTCAACGCGATCACCGCAAACCTCGACGCCGTTCAGACGAATTTCAAAGATCAATTTCTCGCAGAGCAATATTTTTCCAATTCGGCGTCATATACCGAGCTTGCCGATATAACATCAAAAGCGATCCAGTTCATCCGAAAAAACGCCTTCGACCTTTCCGTCGAAAAACGGGTAAAGATCACAAATCCGGTGTCCATCATGCGGTTTATTATAGAAGAATATGGTTCTGACATGAAGGATATAGATCAGACCCTGAATGATTTTATAGATTATAATAAATTGAACGGCGAAGAAATTTTATTGCTACCGGCAGGGCGGGAGGTCGTCGTTTATGGCAAATGAGATCCTTACCACCCCCACCCAGGGCAAAAGATACAAGGTCGTATCCGGCGACCGCATAACAAGGATCGCACCGAAAGCAGGAGTTACCCCCGCGCTTATAATCGACGCAAACGCTTTCCTTGTCGGGCGGCGTGAATCGCTCGAAAAACTTCCGACAATTTACCCCGGCGATATTTTACAGATCCCGCTTAACCAGGTGGCCGAACGTCCGAAACGGGCACGAAAAGAAAAAATCCATTTCAAGAAAAAAACAGATTACACCCTGATCATCGAGGGGTATGAAGTTCCGGTCGAAAGCGGCACATTCGCCCGGACGATGAACACCGTAGCGGACGAATTTCAGGCGACGATCGCATGGCACAGAGGAGCAGATCCGACGCTCGACAAAAAAACGAAAATAGGATCAGATCCGGATTGCCAATTATATCTTGGCGAGGACCTGGTTCTTGACGGATACATTCCGAACATAACCCAGACCGGCGGAACGAAACCGACGAAAACATTTATCGGATTTTCAAGAACCGTCCACCTTGTCGATACAATGCTCCGCCCCCCGTATTCAAAAAGCAATATTTCACTCGAACAACGCTGTCAGGATCTCGCGTATCCTTTCGGAATTGATGTCGTTGTTTCCGACGCGGCGAAAAAATTGATCAAGGGTCAATTCAAGCGAATATCCGGCAAACCCGACGAAACAGCTTTCAACCACCTGCTAAAATTGGCCCGGCAGAGGGGCGCATTGTTGACATGCGATAAATTCGGAAACCTCCTGATCGACGTGGCGAAAACAAAAGGCGATTCAATCGACATTATAAAAGAGCCGCCGGAAGGCCGCGCAACCGAGGCGTTCACATTTCAGATCGATAACCGGAACAGATTTCAGACATACCGCGCAATCGGACAGAGCCCGAAATCAAATACAAACGCCGGAATTGTTAAGGATGAATCTATCGGGCACCCCCGCCTCCTGACATTTTCGGCCAATGACGCCGATTCAGGCGACCTCAACAAAGCGGCGTTGTGGCGAAAAAATAAAACAATAGCCGACGCATACGCCGCCGCGATCCCCGTCGCTGACTGGTATACGTCAGAATCTAAAATCTTATGGCCTGTGAATGAAATCATTACGGTTCAATCCGAGACGATGGAAATACCGGAGGGAAAACAGTTATTGATCAAAAAAGTAGAATTTATTTTTGGCGATAAGATTTCCGCCGTCCTGCATGTCATACCGCTTTTCGGATTCAGCACCGGGGAATTAAGATCAGAGGGGGAAATTCTGGAGGCGATTTTCGAATGACGAAATATGGAGTCGTAAAAAAAGATCCATCGATTGAAAAAAATCGGGACGGAACAAGAAACGTGATCATGCTCCAATGCGAAATTGAAGATCCCGAAGATATTCAGCCGGTCGAATTCAGATTTCTGCCCGGCCAGACTTTCCTGCCCCAGATCGACGATGAAATATTAATTATACCGATTTCAGAATCGTATTTAGTCGGCATATCATCAGACGACGGGATCACCCCGACCGGCAACCCCGGAGATCACAGGTTTTATTCAACATACAAAAAAGACGACGATTCAGCCACAATCATGCAGGCGTTTTTAGAATTGTTGTCCACCGGAAAAATTACAATCCAGGCGACCGACGGCAACGATCCGGCGGTTCTTCTCGGTTCAATAATCGGAAACAACGACGGATCGTTGTCGCTGAAATCCACCGACAGCGGCGGCACAGACCAGGCGAAAATCGATCTGAAAAATGACGGCAACCTGGAGCTGAACGGAAATACAGATAATGTCGTTTCCTGGACCGATCTGAATACAGCCCTGCAATCGTTCGTATCCGCAATAAACGCTTTATTTGCCACGAAATTAGACGGGGCCGGGACGGCAGGGAGCGCAACACTCGACATAACAACGGCGAAAAGCGCAACGGTAAAAATACCATGAGCAGATACCAGGGCGATCTGAAAATAGAAATCGGCAAGGATGGCGCGGCGATCACGTATATCGGAGGCCAGCCTGTTTTAGATCAGGGAATAATCAATGCCGTCATTATTTCCCTCTTTACGTCGAAACCCTGGATCGGGAATATCTTCGCACGAAAGGCAGGCCAGAAAATCGGGAGTATATTTGAGGCGGAAACGAGAAAACCGATCACGAGTCAGTCGCCGAACTTCATCAGATTCGCCGCCGAATCGGCGTTGAAGTGGATGAAAGACAAGAACGGCCTTAATGCAAAAATAACGGTTGACGTAAAAAATCCGGCGAGCGATACAATAAGTGTGAACATATTAATTAAATCGCCCGTTATCGGTAATGCAAATATCGGGCTGACAAGATACGCCGGAAACTGGATTGCAACGGCGGAGGCGAATTAATGGCAGGCTATAAAATACCGACAGCACAGGAAACGGCGGATCAATCACTCGAAGCGATTGAAAGCAGTCTGAACATAGAAACCCCGGCGGTTGACGTTGCATTTAACCGCGTCATTGCCGGAATGATCGCCCTTGCCGCAATCCCTCAATATAAATACGCGGCAAATCTCTCAATACAGAATTTTGCAATATCAGCAACCGGCGACGGTCTCGATCTTATCGGCAATAATTACAACACCCCCCGCAAGGTTGCAGAGTCCACGGTCATGACGATTTCACTCCCGGCCACAAATGGAACGGTGATCGCCCAGGGTCATGATTTCACCGGCGATCAGAACGGCCTCCGCTATCATTCAGACGCAGAGGTAACGGCATCCGGCGGCGTCGCTGTAATTTCGGTAACATGCGAAATATCCGGCCCCGACGGAAACCTTGTGGCGGGCCAGGATACTCTGACAATCGGAACACCGATCCCCGGTGCTGAATCCGTGGCGTCAATAACATCGGTCGACAATACTGGAGTCGATGAAGAGGAGGATGAAGATTATCGCCCCCGCGTTTTATTTGTCCTTCGCTCCGTGTGCGGCGGATGGAGCGCAACCGATTACAGGGTCATCGGCGAAAAAGTCGGCGGCGTCAAAAGAATTTATCCATACACCGGCAAACCATACGATTCAGGGGAAACAGACTATCCCGGAGATCGGACAATTTATGTCGAAGCGACAACCGACGTTGACGCCGACGGGATCGCCCCTCAATATTTACTCGATGAGGTCCGGGCGGCGTTATTGACCGATCCGCTTTCCGGGATTGCAATAAACAACCTCGGAGACACAGACGAAAATCTGACGGTAAAATCGATTACAAGAACATCCGTATTTATCGACGTTCGCGGGCTGACCATTGACGCAACCCTGTCGGCGGATTACAAGAGCGATGTCACATCAGCTTTCAATCTGTATTTCGAAAAAATCGCTCCGTTTGTGCCTGGCATTGATTTCGAGATCGATAAAAACGATACGATTTCAGAAACATCATGTTCCGGCGTTGTCGATGACATAAACCGCGCTTATGGTGCATATACGTCAGAGGTTGTTTTCGGATTCACCCCGGACACAACGGCGGGAGCGACAAAGCTGAATCCGGGTGAAAGATTGAAAATCGGAGCGATTACTTACGATGGCGTCTGAAACATTATCAAGAGCGATAATTGATTCCAACATGCCCGAAGGGGAGGCCTGGAATTTCGAGAAAGGTCAGGATGCCGACAAACTTCTCGAAGGGATCGCGGAAGCCCAGGAAATCGTCAGGCTCAAATTAAAAGCGATCGGCAGTCAGCGAAACCCTTACGAAACCGATATGCTTGAGGATCTCGAACGGGATTATGGCATCCGGCCCGACAATCGATTATCAGAGGCGGAGCGAAGATCGAAACTGGCCGGCCGCATGTATGCCGGAACAAATACAGGTTCCGCGCCATATTTACAGGCACAACTCCAGGCGGCGGGTTTTAACCTTTACGTCTATCAAAACGATCCGGCGGTCGATCCTGATCTGTTCGTAAGCGGAAATTACAATCTTCAATTGGCGGGCGAAAATGCCTACACCGGGCGCGTTGACGCATTTTTGAGACAGACCGGCGGACATTTAATCGTTTCCGGGATCGATGGGATCACGGTCATCGATTACCTTTCCGTTGTCGGTCCCGGTTCATTTACCGGCAATTCTACGCTGTTTTGCGGACGGTTCGACGATTCGCGGATCGATCCGAAAATTTATACCGTCCCGACCGATCCGGGATACTGGCCTACAATATTTTTTATCGGCGGCGAAGCGACCTATGATGAAGTCACGGGCGAAATTACAGAAATTGAAATTGCAGAGGTTCCCGCCTTTCGCCGTCCTGAATTGCGGGAACTCGTTATAAGATACAAACCGATGAAAACATGGGCGGCGGTTGTTATAAATTACACATAAGGAGCAAATAAAAAATGGCGCTATCAGTCGAAAATACATTCACATACAAATCAGGAGTTTTTCCCGACGCGGTATCGGTCAATTCAACCGGCCCGACGACGACAGACGGGACAGAGGTCATTAAAAACATGATCGACAACTGGCTTTTCGGGCCGCAACAGGCTCTATTATCCCGCGCCGGACTCGTGCCTAATGAGGTAGTAGAATCGGCGTCGGCGAGTCAGTTAATTTCGGCGATTCAGAGAGGATTTGGCGTCATTCCGGGGGTAGTTTTTCAGTGGATGCTTAACGACGATCCTGCAATATTCGGCGTCAGGGGTCTATTACTCCAGGGACAGGGTGTTCTCGTCGCGACATACCCCGACCTTGTGGCAAATA